CGTTGTAGTATTTCTTTCGTAAACATAATTCTCTCCAGTTATGTTACCTAGAATATTACTACATTTTACTTTAAAGAGTCAAGCTTTTTTAATTCTATCTTCTGTCTAGCTGCTGATTTAGCTAACGCTTCGCGTCGCGCTTCATCATCATTGCCTTCAGTTTTAGAATAAGCCCACTCTTCTGTTGTTTGTTTATTTACCTCGTGGTCTTGCTTCACTGTATCTTCGGTTACACACCTAGATTCAGCTTCTTCTTCAAGTCTATTATAATAATACTTAGATTTACCAGGATATTTCTCTGTTAATCCATGATCTACTACTGGTTCAATCATATCTTCAAGTTCCATATCTGCTAGTTTACTTTCATAATTTAAAATAGTTTCTTCTAAATGATGTATATACTTACCTACCTCATCTAGCATATCTTTGTATTCTTTATACATACCACCTCCTAAAATGGATCTGCATCTTCTTCAATGCATATCTCTAGTTCTAAATTACGAGTTCCATAATCGCTTAAATTAGGCCAAGCTTTGATATAATAATCTTTGTTATCAATCTTATGCCAACCTTGCCATAAAGGTGCTATTGTGCCTCTTACAGGGTCATGATACTGTCCTTTATGAGACGACCTATTTTTTCTGACTATGATTTTCTCTATAATCTTTAACTCTTTTTTTGATTTTTTCTTGGTCTTCAGTTCTAACATATTCAAATTCTCCATAAATTTGGATTAAATACTTGACTAACTTCATTCTATCTTCATCCATTAATGCTCCTTGTTAATTAAGGGGAGTGCCGACGAGAAATCCTCTTCAATTTCTAAACCTAATTAGCAATTGTCATTACTTTCTACTCACTCCCCCTAAATATTACACCTTAAGCTTCCAACAATGACATCGTTTGCCATAATCTCCGCGTTTCATAGTATTAGTTTTCTCTAACCTTCCTTTATTAGTAAGTTCAGTTATAGCTCTTCTAATACTTGTTATAGGTGATCGCATTCTTAATTGAGATTTAACTTCAAATGCTGTTAGTTCTTCCCTAGGATTGTCTGAAAAGAATCTATAAATAGTATTCTCTTGAGACTCAGCTCTACTTCTTGATGTCTGTAGATCTTCTCCTGTTTCTTTGTTCGTGTTGAAGTACATATTCGTTCTCCTCTACCATAGCCCAAAGTAAAAACAAGTATACTATAGAATCTGTTATTCGACCTTTAACAGACTCCCTTTGAGATTTGTGACCTTTGACAAAAGCTTTTATCCCATCAATGTGTTTTAAAAGATATGTCATTAAAGCTTTTTCTCTAGTTATATCTAATGATTTTGCTACTCTTTCAAAGTTTGCAAATACATTTTCAATATCATGAGCGTATTCTTTTTGGCCAGCATCTCTAGTGTCAGTAACTTGTTTTAGAAATACTTTGAACAGTTGATTATAGTGTCTCTTGTTCATACTCTGTTATCCTCACGTTATCTACTTTAAGTTTAACATTGAGTTGTTCTCTCTCTCTGTTTTTAGTACTAGTTATATGAAGCATTTCTATTAATCCTTTGTCATTCTTAAAAGGTTTAACTGATAATAGTTTATTAGCATTATAAGCTACTCTAAATGAGCCTTTAGCAGAGGCCATATTCATACCTTCATTGAATGCTTGTTTAGATATTTCACTAACAGCAAATACAATTATGTTATGTTTAACAGCTAACTCCATTAAAGCTTGAGAGGCTTCTTCTACTTTTCTATTATTATCTTCATATTTAGACTTTAATAAGCCCATATGATCAACAACTACTATCTCTGGTTTAATAGCTTGCATAAGTATTCTTTTTTCCAATTCATTGGGATAACATGCTGAATAATCAACTGTTAACCATTTAAATTGTTCTTGCATACCATTTTTACCTGATAAGTAATGTGATTTGAGCTCTTCTTCACTCCATCCCATTTGCATCATAACAAACCTTGACCATATTTGTCTTGGAGACATCTCCATTTCCATAAAGTAAGTTTGTTTTCTTAAATCAACCATCCAATTTTGCAATAACATGGTCTTCATTGAAGCTGGTGGAGCTTGAATTATTACTACTTCACCAGGATAAATAGGAAAGTCTTGTCCGTATAAGTGCCCTATATTACAGGGACTTACAGTACTTTTGAAGAATTGAATCAACTCATCTTCCATTTTACCAGCATCCATAGTAGATTGTGATTTCTTTGCTTTATAAAGTCTACAGGTATTTTTACAATGAGCATCCATAATAGGATCTGCACATCCATATCTATAACCTGCACCTCCATGTCCATCATAGCAATTATCTACAATCTTGTCCATTTCTGCTTTAGTAAACTTATGTGTATTGGAATCTACGCTATTTCTCCAGTTCTCCATAACTAATCTTACAGTTTCTTCTGGATATAACCATCTAAACCATGCTGCTATTCTCAAAGCTGTCATATGTCTCTTACCATAAGAAACATTTGAAAGCATTGATGATATACAAGGATAGTTTACTGGATCAGCGGATCTTCCATGTGATACTACTATAGATTCTTCTGATTTTTTATTTAACTTTTCAAAACCAGTGTTTAAATCAAATACAGGAACTTGTGCTTTAAATATTTCACCATCGGGAAGCTCCCTAGGTCTTTTAGCATAGTCATATATTTCATCTATAGTATAATCTTCTTTAATCCATACTTTATATAGATTAGATTTTGTATTTTTAGTATTAGGAACTCTGATAATTCTTGTTTTATCAGTAACAGAAGGATCTGCATATTCCCATATCTTAAAATCTCCTAATATTTTCTTTACTTTCATATGTAAATTAACATCAGGTGCCCATCTAAAGGCCTTACTTGATATGTGTAAATGAAATCCTGTTCCACTAAAATACAGGTAATAATATACTTTAAGTGTTTTAAGTAACTCTATTAGTTTCTTACACTTATCCAGTGCTACATCTACGTTTGCACCATCTATATCTAATATAAACTCATCAGGGATATATATTTTACCATTGTATCCAGACAATGTATTTTTCTTAGCAAAAAACTCTTTAACTTCATCATCATAATCATATAATGACATAAAAGTATTATTGTCTAATCCTAACCATTGTTCTATTTGAGCAGCATCCTGGAAATAATGCCGTCTGCTTAAGCCGAAAGCAAATTCTTTAATCATACTTCCTCCTCGCTAAATCTAGCATTATGTATTGATAAATCCACCAACATCGACCATTATCAGAAGCTATTAAAGCAGACTTCTTTACTCGTTCATGGTGTGATAATCCGTGGTATTCGTTTAAATAGATTCTTACAGGTCCTGATTTTTCTATTAAGTTCGCATCAGGAAACTTTGCTAATTCAGTCATATCTTCTCCAATTTATAGTTAGAGAAAGAGAGACCACGCTTAACTACTGCCATATACGGCATCATAGTACATTAACGTACGGTGGTTTTAGCCGTAACTCTCTCTCCCCTATCTTCCCCGAGACAAATCGTTTTATTCGGGCATTCCTGCAAATACATCGTCACTAGTTGAAGTAAACGCACCATTAGATGATGTTGTGTTCTTTTCAATATAGTCTTCATAGTATTTAACAGCTCTACCTTTCCAATATTCAACATCTTTATCTGAAAATGTTTCTATTTGATTAGTAAACTCTGTTGGAGCAGGTTGAGTAAGAACTCTATAATATTCACCATCTTTATAAAGATAAATATTTAGCATCTTACCTATTAACTGATCAGCTGAGTCATCAAGTTTAACGACTTTTGTACCATCGTCTCCCTCTAATGCTTCAGTTAGTCCAGCATTTGCAAATCGAAATAATCTGCCAATAGCAAATTCTTCTCCATCTTTACCCTTTTTAGCATAACAACGCATATTAAGAGTTTCAGGAAAATCTTTGAAGTGAACATCAATATATTTGTTCCCTTCCCATTCGCCATATTTAGCTTTTGTTATTTCAACATGATTCCAGCCGCCATCGAAGTTTCCTCCGCCGCCGCCTGACTTAATCGTTAGTGTTCTCATTCGAGGCACCTCCTGTTTTATTTAACGTTTGCAAACTCATTGTTTTACCACTACCAGGTGATCCGACAACTAGTATCTTACACCCATCAAATCCTTTTTTCTTAGCAGCATCTAAAATAAGCTGATAGTCTTGAGGGATTTGGGCAGGTAGTAAATTTGTTCTATCTTTAGCATGATCATATATTTCACAACGCTTAGTAACCCAAACATATTCTCTTTCACCACTTGTTTTAAGAACTGTTTTAGTATACAAAACGAAATCAAACCACTTAGATATGTCTTCTTTCGTAGAACCATCTATATATGGTACAACTTTATTGCATTCATCCATAGATTGAACTTTTGAATGACAATTACATACTACAACTCCAGGGATTCTAGAAATAAACTCTAATGCTGTATCTAGTTTATTCTTTAACTGACCCCATCCTTGTAGTCTCATTTTGCCATCTTTATCAGAGATACTTCTCATAAACTTTTTAGATAGTTCAGAAAATGTGTCTAAAACAACACCGTCAATAACAGTACCATTCTTTGGCACAACTTCAACTCTATCTTCTTGTATTACAAGATCTCCAATTTTTACATCTACTGTTTTAGATTTTTGTGTATAAATCTTACCAATAGTGTCCTGGAATTGATTCCAGCTTTTAGGTTCTAAACAAGGGTATCCAAATATGGATTCAACATCTTTTTTAGAGCCTAGTGATTGTGACCCGTGTTCCAGGTCGAAGTATAACATCTTCATGTTTTCTCTCCTTATTGTAGGGTTTATAATTTACAAAATTCGGATAATATATCCAAACAAAATTCGGAAATAAAGAGATCCATCAGCTCTACCTGTTTAGTATAACATATTCCTATTAGGACCAGTTATTGAATCTCTCTATACTTTGGGCTACCAAACCAAATCTATCTTGTCTGTATCATTGATGTAGGAAAATTGAATGAAAGTTCCAAATCTATTGGTTGTTCCATAGCAAATTTTCTGATAGCATTGACTATAAAGCTTCCAGACATGTTACTGCAATAGCTTGTAGCTTTAGCATTACACGGTTCTGGATCTCCATCTGCATCGCTATACCATGATTTGAGGTAAGAAGTTAAGGTAGGCTTTATGAAAAGATACTGCTGATAGTGTTCAGCGCCCATTCTTCCATCGATAAGTAGCATCGGTTGATGAAACTTACCAGAATTAGATATAATAGTCACAGCCTCTAGTCTTGAAGCCATAGAATCAAACCCAAGTATAACTATATCACTCTTGGGTGTGCTTTCAAATTCATCAAATCTTCTAGCATGTGTTATTACTCTTATATCATTATCTACTGCTTTTATATGATTCTTTAAAGCGTCTACTTTATATTCGCCAATATCACTTTGAAAATATTGTGATACACCGACATTTTCTATTTCAACACTATCAAAATCATACAATACCATTTCATTTGCACCCATTCGTGCTAATTGCATGGCTACAGAGCTACCAATTGCTCCACATCCTAAGATATGGAAGCAAAAGGCATCTAAGTTGTCTACTATTCCTGCTGAGCGTTCATTAATCATGAGTTTCCTCCTAAATTAAATCCTTTATTATATGCAGCTGTTTCTGATGAAGTTTCTCTATTAGCCCACAATTCTGTTATAGAAGTGCCGTTAATAGTTATAAAATCAGCAGGATTCATTTGCATAACTTTATCTAAAAGCTCATTCTCGGAGAATAATACAACTCTTACTGAAGGAGAATCTTTACCTTCTAGTTTTTCGAGAGTTTCATTAAATTCTTTAATAGCTTTTTGATATTTATTATATTGGATTTGACCTTCACAATATTTCTGATTACCCATTTCCAATTGTTCTACTAGAAAAGCAATAGGAGTTTCTTGTATAGAGGCATTCATATATCCATAATAATGCCCTCCAGTTTCTACAAGAGTTTCGTACTCATCAAGTAAATCATCAAGTTCAGTTGTTTCAGGTATATCATTACCTTGGTTAAATAAAGTAGCTTGACCACCTCTTGTATAACCTCCGTAACTATAACCATTGTTACTTACATAAGTTGTTTTAACTGTTCTTTCAGTACATTTACTTTCTATTTCTTTAAGTATAGCTTTAGGAATAGCTCTTTCTTTAGCTTTATTAGACATTATGTTTAATTCAATATCTTCTCCTAATTCATATGGATGCCAATATTGAACTCTAAACTTATATTCTTCTCTAACATTTACTACAAGAAAAGCTGACCAATTACTATTTTTATATTCTTCCATAGTATTGGTATCTGTACCTGACCAGAATGCTCCCATTTTAGCATGAGAATGCCACCATAGAAACTGAAGATTGTTTCCATATTTATGTGCCATATCAGCGTAATATTGAGCTAAATCATCCTTATCTAATGTACATGTTCCACCTGTGGTTTCTTGTTTCAGGATAGTTGGATCTTTAATAATGTAATCATCATCTTCATCTTTTGTGATTACAGCCATTCCACCTATTTCATCACCACATTCCTGTTCTCTGGCTCTGGCATAATTAATTATCTTATCCCAGTCTTTCTTTTGAATGTAAAAATCACTCATTTAACCTCCTAGGTTGAAATTGATAAGCCTCATTCTATAGTCTCGCTATAAATTAATGAGGCAAATCTATTGTTGTTGACGTATTGCATGAGCCCAAGAAGCCATTTCCTCTTGTTCTTCAGTTAATGGTTCTGTAGGTATTCTAGGAAAGAAAGTATTAATTTCTTGCCATATCATGTCATTGTTCTTACAATTAAGCAAAGCATCAATGAATAAACTACTAGATTCATCGCTCTCTTCAGTATGTATTAAGTCTTCTTGAAGATAGTGTTCTAATAATTTTAATCCTTGTATACCTGCTTTATTTCTAAAAGACTCTTCCATATGTTCAAATGGAAATTCTATATTATAAACGTTATTAACAAATAAAGAATCTCTCAATAAATCAGAATAATAATAAACATCACATTCCTCTTCTTGCAAACTAGGAAATTGAGTTGTAAATTCACATTCTTCTTTTTGAAACTTTAATAAGTCTTTTCTTAACTTTAAACCCTTAGTATTAGATTGATAACCTTTACATTCTTCTCTTAGAGTACAAGATATGTTATCACATTGATTAATAATAACATTAGTAGCTGATTCATTCGTATCTAATACAACAATACCTTGATCTAGTTCTCTTCTTAAAGTATTCCAGACTCTTTCCCAACAATTATTAGAGTTTGGATTTCCTACTACTTCATAAAAGGCTGTAGAATTATCTTCTCCATTATCTTTTAATATTCTAGGTTTTCCGATAATAGCGTGACTTATATTATTTAAAGGACCAGTTACACCACATTTATATGTAGTTAACCACAAATCAATCCAGTAACCCATACTTTTCCAATCTAATATAAGATACGATTTTATTATCTCAGTCATCATTTCACCCATACAAACATTACCTGTACCATATTGATTAGTAGAGACATAAGGGTGTTGAGCTCCTATAGATTTAGGAAATATTTCAGCTTCACATTTAAAGTTACGCTGTCCATATCTTCTTCCATAGCTACCATGATGAGTTAGTAGAGCTCTATCGATTTTTATTTTGGTTGAATCAATTACTTCATCATTATTGTTAATTTGATTGTATATTATATTAAACCATCTACATAAAGACATTGTAAATCTTAATTTAATATCACCATAATCCACCAAACCCAGATGTCTATCTTCACCTGTTCTATTTCCTACACTTACATTTATCTTTATATCTTCTAAAGGTATTACAGTTTCTATAACTGCATCACCAAATCCAGCATCTTCTTGTATATTTACAGAAGAATTAGGAAAATATTCAGATAAATTAACTAATTCAGACAATAAAGTAGATCTAAATAGTTCAAAATTACCTCTTATCTCTTCAGGATCAGTAATAAACGTTCTATTTTCTGCCCTAAAAGCAAAAAGTATGTTTTCTATTTCTATTAAAGCTTCTTTAAGTCTGTTTTTAGTATAAGATCGTTCTCTTGAAAATATGCTACTCATTCCACTTGGTCTTTTATGCCATTGAAGCCATTCTTCTGTAAGAATTACTTTAACTTTATCATAAGTACCAGGTTTCCATCTAAATTTAGGAGTAATTCCTAATTTCAAATCATTACGTATAACATATTCATTGTTTAAACGATCTATTTTTTCAAGCACCGCTGCTTGTGGACCTATATATAGATCTTCCATAGCGGTTTGTACATCTATACTATATCTTGATATATCCATATATCCTCCAGTTTATAGTCAGTTGGGAGCGAAGATTACAAAACTCTGTCCTCGACGTGGGCTTACATGTACACGTATCGCCCCCTCATGACCTAACAGTTATCTACTATTTACCACCAGTTTTATTAGATGATACAGCAGCTACATTCATTCCATCTTCTAATGTATAATCATCAGATACTACAGTTCTGTTTACATTAATTGTATGACTATGTAAGTCAAGTTCACGTCTTAATGATCCAACAGTCGTTGAAGTAACTTCAGTTTCTGCAAATGAAGATGAATTGTTTAATAAGTTAATTTTTGGCATATTGCCTCCCATTATTTATTGATTTAAGTTAACTTTACTATCTCTGACCTTCTCTTTCCATTCTTTCTTAGCAATGTAAGTCCAGTCTCCAGAAGCTACCTTCATTGCAGCAGCTTCATCATTTGTTCTAACTATCTTGCTAGTGGTTAAAGATTTAATACATTTCATATTTCCCCCTAACCTATTGTAAATCCACCAGAAAATCTGGCAAATTCAGCAAATTTCTTAACATTCTCTACATTAAATGGGCAATTAGATGCAAATTTTACATCTTTTTCTTTAGATTCAGCAGCTATTTTGCGTTCTTTTTCGTATTCTTTAGCATGCTCATCTACTTTACCTTCATCTAGTAGAGTTTCAAGCCT